GCGTACTACGCCTGCACATAGAATCAGGCGTAGACATGAACTCAATCAGTCGAGAGGAGCGCCTTAACGAGATCGCTGCCAGTCGAAAGCCTAACGCGATGGTGTTCGACTATGCCGGCGTAATGGAGAAGCTGGGGCCGCTGTACGAAAACCCAATCCTGGCACAAGCGCAGTTCGAGAAGGCTAAGCGCGAAGGATCGGTGATCTACTGCCCTAAGTGCAACGAGGAAAACTCCGACAAAGCTCGTCGCTGCATTGGCATCTCGAGCGGCGGCATTCGCTGCGACTGGTTCTGGATCAAGCAGGACTGCCGCAAGTGTGGCGCGCATAACGACGTGACTGCTCGAGACTGCCGGGTTTGCGGTGAGCAGCTTCTGGATCCGAACGAGAAGCTCCTACATAAAGCCTACACAGACCAAGAGCTAGTCCCCGTCGAGAAATGGGAATTCGACCGAACCAAGAACGGCGGCATCCTGGTCCGCTACATCCTCGAAGGCGACAAGCCAGATCATGGATGGCCGATTGAGTTCTACGCTCCGTGCGGCAGTCAGACGGCTAAACGTGTCTGGTATAACAACTTCGTCAAGCTGCACGTTCGCTGCACTACATGGCAGTCGAAGATTTACGTCATGCGGTCGGTTGACGCGATCCTTGGTATGAAGGCTGCTTTTAGTAAGCCTACTCACATCGCCTACCGCATCAACGACAAGTCCAAGTTTGTTATTGGGCGCCGCAAGTTCAACAACGGCGAGACGCTGGATCAGAAAGGGGTTGCTGTGAATGATTGAACGCATTGAGCAGAAGGGCGGCTACTACCTGTACCGCCCGAAGGTTAACCCGGCGAAGTGCAGGCCGGAGACTCCGGAGCAAATCGACTTCGTTGCCTGGGTCCGCTACAACCACCCGGAACATGCGGCGATGATGGTTCACGTTGCCAATGAAGGGGAGCAGACGCCTCAGTATCGTCAGCAGCTCTACAAGATGGGCCTGCTCAAGGGGGCGTCTGACCTTCTGTTCTTCATCGGGCCTGGTTGCGCTATCGAGATGAAGCAGTGCAAATGGTCGGCCACAACCAAGCCGGAGCAGCGCACGTTTCTGGAGAATTGGCACAATTCGGGGAAATTCGCAGCAATTTGTCACGGCGCGGAAAGTGCTAAGGAGGCATTCCTTTATTACAAATCGGTCTTTGCAGTCTGACCGCCACCAACTAACCTAAGGACAGGCAGGGGCAACCGCCACTGAAGGCGCCCCCTGGCCTGAGGATTACTGCAAAGGAAGCGACAAATTATTACGAGGCTTTGAAAGACATGACTACTACTAAAAGCAAGCAAGCCCTGGTTCTCCAAAACATCGCCGAGCAAGGTGACAAGCTGGACAACGTAGCAGGAGCTTTTATGAAGCTAGTCAAGGAAGAAAACATAGACACGCTGGAGAAGTTCAATCCGTGGATCGAGATTGGCTACACCGAGAATGGCTGGTCGAGTCAGGTTGGTCGCCCAGCACCGGGAGCTACTCTGTCCCCTGCGCCGAGAGCTGTTAAGCAGTACGCGTCGATGTTTCGAGCGGCGTACAAGCTTGAGCTGAAGGTTCTGGAATTTGAGAATGTTCGGCAGATGGTTGATGCGGTTGCGGTTAAGCGCAAAGAGATTGCCACTCCGCCAGCCAGGCTTCCAGATCCAGAGTTGAAAGGTGTTCTCCTGCGCACCACTGGCCACATGAACGGCGCACTATGGCATGACGCAATCGTGGTGATTGAGAACCTTAACGAAGACGACAAGGACGATTTCGAGCAGCGTCTGCGTAAGCTGGTTATGCGTTTCCAGTCCCGCGTACCAAAGGAAATCCGGAAGCCGAAAGCTGCATAATCGTTCTCCGGAGAACAATAAGAAGGCCGACTAGAAATAGTTGGCCTTTTTTGTTGACTGGTGAAAAGTGTTTGGCTAGAGTGGTGGTACACGAATAGGAGGGGTTGAAATGAGTAATGAATGGAAGGTTGTTCCGGGTCACTATCCAGGTTTTCTGAATATCGTTGGCGCGTCGTTTAACGTAAGCATTGTCACGTCGGCTTCTGACTTGACGGCTGACGATTACGTTAATCGCACAAATGATGCGCACATCATGTCGGCCGCGAAGGATCTGTTGGCTGTCGTGGAGGAGATGTTCATCATTGGTGATCGCCTTGTTCGCGACACGTACGGATATGAGTTCGGCGACAGGGCTCGCGCAGCCATCGAAAAAGCACGGGGTATCGCATGAACCACAAACAAAAAGTAACCACCGGAATCGCAGCCCTACAAGCCGCATTCCCGAAACTGTTCAACCGCGACCAACCTAAGCCGCTAGCAATTGGCACGACTCTGCAACTTGCTAAGCTGCGACGTTCTGGCGCTCTGTGCATCCCTCTGGCAATCCAGCGAGCGGCTATGAACTCCTGGCTTGCTAGTCCGAACTACCATCGCGCACTGGCCTCAACGCCATGCCGGTACAACTTGGACGGCACTGTCTACGGTCCAGTCTCGGACGATCATCGGCAGCGGGCGATTGACAAGTTGAAGGCGTTTCGGAAGGCTAAGAAGGCTAGGAAGGCGGCGGCTTATCAGGCTAAGATGAGGGTGGCGGCATGAGTACATTTGACGGCGGATCAGCATACCCACGTAACGATCATTTCGATAGCGGCAACAACTACCATTGCGCTGAGCCCGGCATGTCACTTCGTGATTTCTTCGCGGCTAAGGCGCTGCCGGTTGCGTGGAAGGCGTTTGAGGATGGGTACTTTGACCCTGGAGAAGACAGCATCAATGAAGACGTAGCGGCGTGCGCCTATCAGATGGCCGACGCAATGCTAAAGGAGCGAGCCAAGTGAGAAATATCAAAACGCGTGAAGGCATGGAATACTGGGATAAGATCTGCGCGCTGGAGCATTACGGTTTCCTGCACTCGCCTGACAACAAGCGAATTCTAAAGACTCCAGGCATCGGGAACTGGATCGACAAATTCGAAGCACAGTGCGTCGTCGACCAGGCGCAGGACCGGATCAATGATCTGACCGAGCTATTGCACCAGATCCGTATGGCTCCAGCTCTCAATCCGGATCTGCTGAATAAGCGCATTGATGAAGTGCTTGCTGGTGGCGAACGATGAAAGAACACAAAGGCTGCCCATTCTGCGGACATCAACCAGAGGCTCGCGAGGTCGTAGAGGGTAAGGTATGGGGCATGAACTGCGCTGAACCATTCCGCCTGAATCACTCGTTTAGCGTTATGAGCTGGACAAGCGCAGAACATTGCGAGAAGCTTTGGAATACTCGACATGGAGATGAAAAGTGACAGAAATCAGAATCGTGCAAATCACAATCGAAGTAGACGGCCAACTCTGCTACGCCAAGATTCCTGAAGGCATAGATCAGATAATCATCCGGATGCTTAAGGATAGCGCTACGGGATCGATTCAGGCTATCAAGCTGCCTGAATCATGGAAGAAGGTAACACTCAAGGAGGCAATGGCATGACAGCCCACGAATCATGGATCACCCCACAAGAGCCGGCGCAGAGTGTGGGGCGGCTGAAATAATCAAAAAACGCACCATGGTATAATTGGATTTCGGCTAGGGGGCACCCGAAAAGCGACTCATCATCGCCTGCCGAATACATCCGATGACCACATGATGAGTGCGTATCAATGAAGCATTGCAATAAATGCAAGATCGAAAAATCGCTTGAAGAATTCCCCAAAAGATCCCGGACAAAAGACGGCCTTCATACTCAATGTAAGGAATGCCAGTCTTCATATCATCGCGCTCATTACGCGGCGAACATTGACCGAATTACAGAAAATCACCGGCTATACCGCGTAAACAACCCTGAGTACCAATCCGACTACTACGCAAAGAACAGGGAAAGATTTTCTGAGTATATGCGCGACCAATACGTACAAAAGCGAGATCAAAAGCTTGCCGCCGTCAAAGCATACTACGTAGCAAATCCAGAGAAAATTGCCGCCAGTCGATTCGCCCGCAGGGCTAGAGATCTCGGCGCTGAAGGGTCTCACACGGCCTCAGACATCAAGTCCATATTCGAAAGCCAGCGCGGCATGTGCGCCAGCTGCAAGAAAAAGCTAGCCATTACAGGAAAGAACAAGTATCACGTCGACCATATCAATCCGCTTTCAAAGGGCGGCTCAAATTCAAAAGAAAACTTGCAATGTCTTTGCCCTAGCTGCAATCATAGGAAGCACGCAAAAGACCCGTTTGACTGGGCAAAAGAAAATGGAAAGCTTCTGTAATTCATCGGAGATCAAAAAATGAGCGGTACAGACATCATCGTACAAGAAGCGCAAAGCCAGTCGGCAGCAGCGGCACACTCAATCCTGACAGCAGTTGAGCGCCTGGTAGAAAACCCGAATGTCAACATGGAGGCTCTAGAGCGTATGATGGACATGCAGGAGCGCATCCTGAATCGCAATGCACAGGTCGCATTCAACGGCGCCATGGCACAGATGCAAAGCGAGCTACCAAGCATCGCCGAGCGCGCCAAGGGTCACAACAACAAATACGCGACCTACGAAGACATCAATGATGTCGTCAAGCCAATCATGCAGAAATTCGGCTTTGCCATGTCGTTCAAGGTTGAGTTCATCAAGGAGGGCGTAAGTATCTCCGGCGTGCTGATGCATAAGGAAGGCCACCGGGAAACTAGCACTCTGATTTTGCCGAGCGATACGGCTGGCGGCAAGAATGCCGTGCAGGCAGTTGGCAGCTCGATCAGCTACGGCAAGAGATACGTCATGTCTGCGATGCTCAACATCACCACGCGAGGCGAGGATGACGATGGTTACGCTGCGTCGCCGGTATCTACCGTTACAGACGTGCAAGCCGGTCAGCTTCAGGCGCTTCTAGCTCAGTGCAAGGAGACGACTGTTGCCGGTTTCACAAGCATGTACGGCGATGCAAGCTTGATCAGCCGCACAGACTTTGACAAGGTATTAGCCCAGCTCAAGAAAGCTGCTCAGCGCGACCAGGAGGCTTGAAATGGCTCTACTCATTCACGACCTAGAGCAAGGTTCTGATGAGTGGCTTCGCGCTCGTTCTGGCATCGTTACGATGTCAGAGCTTGAGGCGATCCTTACTCCGATCAATGTCACTGCTTACCAGTTCGGGGAATCCTATGTCGAGTTCGCTGGTGGTGACGATCTCGCGCAATCGAGCCTGTCCACCTATCTGAATCTTGGCGAGCCTGTCGTCCTGAAGTCTGGGGAGAACAAGGGCAAGCTAAAGTCTGTCCGCGTTAGCTCAGATGTGCCGGGGCTGGTTTGGACGGCAGACGATAGCTCTGGTATGGGAGCTGGCGCTATCACCTACATGTATAAGCTGATAGGTGAGCGCGTGACTGGAAAGCCCGTTGAGACGGCTAACACATGGCAGATGCAGCGTGGACATGAGCTTGAGCCAATCGCCCGTGAGCTGTACTCAATGCAGACTGACAATGAGTCGGTGATCTGTGGATTTATGACTAATCACGGGTGCGGGTTTAGTCCTGATTCGATAGTGGGCTTGGATGGCATCAGTGAGATCAAGACCAAGGAGCCGCACCTTCAAGCATCCGTATTGTTCAGTAACGAGGTTCCTAGCGAACACGTGGCCCAGATCCAAGGCGGGCTATGGATCAGCGGGCGCGAGTGGTGCGACTTCGTTTCATATTGCCCAGGAATGCCGCTTTTTGTGAAAAAGGTGTTTCGCGACGAATCATTTATTGATAACATCGCGTCCAGAGTGAACAGGTTCTACACAGAGCTTGATCGTCGAATGAAAATCATCGTAAATCGATAGGAAGAAAGCATGAGCCAGCAATACGATAACAATCTGTCGGGCGTCCTCTTCAAAAACGACAAGGGCGACAACGAAAAGCGCCCTGACTACAAGGGTAGCGCCGAGATCGAAGGTGTCCACTACTGGGTTAGCTCTTGGATTCGTGACGGCGCAAAGGGTAAGTTCATGTCGATGAAGTACGAGAAGAAGGAACAGCAACCATCTGGTAGCGCGCCATCTCCACAGCCAGCACCAAAAGATGACATCGAAGACCTCGATATTCCATTTTGATCTAACCGCCACGCCCCGCTAACCACGGGGCAATCCACCCAAGAGACACTTTATGCGCAAAGGTACGCCGCGATCCAAGCTAACCGCGCACGACGTAGCGCAGATTCGCGAGCTGATCGAATGGAAAAAAGAAGAGTTGGCACGCATCAATTCGATTGCTAGTATGCAGTCGTTGGCCGATAAGTTTGGCGTATCGGTAGTAACCATTCACAAGATTAGCAGCTATAGGACTTGGTAATGCGCCGCGACCTAACTCCAATAATGGCAGCAGTAGAGGCCGAATTTCAAGATAACTTCTGGCTTGTTGTGGCTTCGTTCGCTAAAGACGGTTATGCCAGCGGGACAACGGCAAAGATTCTTGGATTTTCCGGTCAGGATGTCTTTAGGCGATTGCAGGCTAGGCACGGAGTCTGTATAATGTGGCCTAAGCACGGGCAAGATAACGCGAACAAGGAGCCTCGCGGCGAATATACTGCCGAGAGGGAAGCTAGAAGAATCAGGAGTAGATATGGCAAGGTCAGTAGTAGCAGAGGTTGAGGCCGAGTACGGCGAACCATTCTGGGATGTCGTTCGCGGATTCGCTGCCGACAACTACTCTCTCAACACGACAGCCAAGATTATTGGCTACTCGAACCCCCAAGGTCTTCGCGGGCTGATAAATCGCTCTGGCGTAGTGATCGACTGGCCGAAATGGGGAACCTGTAACGCAATGCAGGATCGCGGAACTCGAACTCCGAAGGCAATCAAGAATGCTCGCGATGCCTCATACGCTGCCCGTGACATGCTGTGCAAACGATACGAGCGCGAGACTGGCGAGTCTATCGGCCAGCTAGTAGAGCGCCTGAGACGCACGCACACGGTCACAGAGGTAGCAAAGATCGCTGGCTGGAAGGACGATCAGGGTTTGCGCAAGTGGATGCGCACGAACAATGTTCAGGTCGAGTTCTTCAAGCGTCCATACAAGGCGCCAAAAGGTGTCGGGTTTCAGTCGCCGGAGGGTCGGGCATTTATGGCTGGCTACCGGAAGCGGCACGAATCAGCGCATCATGCCGCTCCGAACACTCTCTAAGCGCCGCCCCCCATTCAGTCAATGCTATCAACGCATCCTTCCCCGAGACGCCTGCCAGATCACTTGGAATCTGGCACGGCTGCATCAGGCTTGCTTGTGACACGCCCGTTCTTTGCGTCGTTTGCGAGCTGCACGCCAAGAGGCTCAAAGCAGACATTACGATAAACAGGCATCTCCACAATCTTTTCGCGCTCACGAATAATAGTCCTCTGGCTGAGTCTTAAGTCGGTTAATACGCGCTCTAGTGAGTACGCGATGGCTTCGTCTGACTTGTTGGCGGCGATGACTGCGAATGCAGACGTAAGCCTTTCTCCGGCCTGTTTTCGCTCAATTCTAGATACGCTAGCATCATGCCAAAGGAAGACGACGAACGCGCCACACGCGAGCCCTGAGAGGAATCGCCAAGGCAGCCAGGTCGGCATCTTATTGTTCTCCGGAGAACAGTTTAAATTTCGCTAGCAGTGTTTCCATCTTGTGTTCGTGCTGACCGTACCCAGCGCCAGGAAGAGACGCCCACCGCGACCGACACTTGGTAAGCGCCTCGGCAATGCGGCCAGCCTCAATATCGCCCAGCGCCTTGCATTCCTTAATGAGCTGAATAGCGATCTTGTCTTGGCTGGCCGGCGAGAAGTCAGGCAGCTTAAGAAGAACCTTATACGCGTCATAGAACCGCGCCAGCACCTGATAACGACCCGCCGCAGTGGATTTGATGCCGAGCATTGGCAGGTAGACAAGCTTGCGAGGATGGTCCTTGTAGCCAGTGAATAGCGTTCCTCCCACGATCACATCGTAGCCGCGATCCTTGGTTGGCTGTCGACCGTTATCCGTACCCTCGCTATACGCCAAGACCGCTAGAAACGCCTGCAAATTCGTCATGACATCACCGTCTTAAAATATATCCGTATTTTAACTGAAAATAGATTGCGCGATTCCGTAGAAGAGGAATACAATTCGTCTAAGCCAAAAGGAGCTACAGAATGCACACCAAGAGCCAGGCAGAATTCACAAAAGCGATTCACAAGGCAATCTCATTCGCAGACGACAAATTCCAGCGCTCACGCACCAGCGAGTACAAACACATCTTCGGTATGCTGCGTGGCGCGCTTCTGATGGGCCTGCCATACGAGATGTACTCGTCCCTCTACAGTCACGTATGGGAGTGCAAGTTCGACTCTGACGGCGTAGACATGGAAGATCCAGAGCAATCCGAACTGAACATGGAGGATTAACAATGAAACCGCGCACCGTAACCATCATCATCGTACT